CCGGCCGAAGGAACGTCTCCGTTCGAGCCCTTATGTGTTGACTCAATAGTGTATACGCCTTTGCCCGCGGGCTTCAATGACATTGGTCCTTGATGGAACTCATCGCAATTATTAACGCCCGGAGCAGAACCATAGTCGACTCCAAATATAGACATAAGGTCTACATTCTTATCCTTAACGTCTCTAAACACTGATGACTGCCTTGGCTGGAAACCTTCTGGGTATTCCTCCTTAAGGTCTTCCATAAACTTCTTAACTTCTGGATTGTTAGCAAATGCTATATGCGAAAGTCCACCATACTGTTGAAAGTGCGATGGCTTACTACCGTCCTTATGTGATATGAATGCTACAGGGTTTTGGTTCATATCAATAATCGCAAAGTCAGCTTTTGGAGTTGATGGAACTGAAATCATTGCGGCACATTCAACGACGCGACCGGCAATCTTTACCTTAATGGTTGGACTTCCCTCTTTACCAAGAACCTGCTCAAGCTTATTATTGAAGTCATTAAGTGCCGCATTCTCTGCCTTTATACGATTTAGCTTGTCTTCGCCACCAAGATCAGGGTCTTTAAAGAAATCACGAGGATATCTAATAGTCATTTCCTGGCCATTGAGCGATCTAACCTTCACGTCTTTAGAGAAGCCACGAGTTTGAAACCCTTGCTCAAATGCCTCGAACTCAGAAGGATCTATAATAACATCCCCCTTAACAGACATGAACTTTTTACCATCTTTGATTTTGTCTAAGAATATGCCTATCCGTGCACCGCCACGCTTTGTCACATCACTATGAGTGAGTCTCTTGTATGCGTCTTCAAACATACTTTGCGCGAATTGCTTAAACGTTTTCATCTTTATCTCTTATTGAGGATTATCTACTAGAATAATATCAAACGTAGCTGAACACGTTGACTGTTGTGCAGCTATTACGTCGATACGAATATCGGTTTTCTCTGGGAATCGTAATGGGACCGGATACTCAGTAATAATATTCTGGCCGCCGGCTGAGTGGAACTGTCCTTTAATACGGAATACACCACCATCCAAGATTTCTTTCGCCATTAGGCTATACTTCATTGCCGAATTAGTCGATGCTTTGTCTGAACCAAGTTGAAGCTTCATTAGGTATGCAGTCTTCCCGGCCGGGACAGTGTATACAGACATAAGAGTCTGGCCGTTGTCTTCTATGATCTTTGCAGCAATACCACCGTCTTGGTTGATGGTCACATCTGCGTCGTTATTAGTATCGACCATATAGGCACGGAAGATACGAGAGAAGGTCAACGATCCTGAGGAACCAATAGCAACTGTCTCGTTCTGTAGATTATAGTCGGCATCAAGACCTTCGACGTATACATCAGCACCTGAGTTCGCAGTAGAGGTTACCGAGATAACCCCGTTTGCGGGATATGGATAAACCGCAGTTCCGTCGTTTCCATCCCATATACTTCCTGCCGTTACATCACCATCGGTCGCACCAAACTTATTGATGTGGCTGTAACCCTCGACGTCACCAGCTGCAATAGGAATGTTTGATGCGGAACCAAATGAGTTGATAATATTACCAGCTTGGTCAGCAAGCATTATCACTTCATGAATGTCATTGTTTGTTGAACCGTAGTGTGTACCACGACCGACGCTATATTGTGCCATCGATTAACACTCCCAATCTTTACATGCCCAGTAACGAGCCTTCGTCTTTGGGCCTGGATCATCACAGTTGTGTCGTGCACAGAAAGACTTCTTACGGTCCTTGTTACTCTTACCGATACGATTACCCTTTCCAGCCTGTCCGAACGTGACCCGCTTAACCTTGTCGCCGTCCATTACGAACACTTCCCACTGTCCACCCTTACCGGTGTTTGGTCGAGGCTTATCAAGTGATACCTTCTTACCCTGGTATTCGGCTTCGTTAAGATACTCTATAAATGATTTCATGTTCGGTCTCCGGCGTATACCTTATTTATACAACCAGTGATCACCACTCTGGATCAATATCACCGTCTTTGATCATTCGTTCCTTCGTCATAATGAAATCACGTACCACGGAACTACGTACGATATCTGCCCATTTGAACTGGACCTCGGTAAAGTTGGTCATGTTCTCGAGGATCTTGAGGAATGAGTTGATCGAACGTTTCTCTTCGTTACGGAAGAAGTCAGACTGATAATAGTCACCAGCAAAGATGACACGACAGTCATTACCCATTCGAGTCATGATTGTATTTAACTCACGGCCATTACAATTCTGCATCTCATCAATGAGGACCACGGCGTTATCGATAGTCTTACCACGAAGGAACGAGGTGATCTCGAACTCAACCTGGTCATTGGCCTCAGCTCTCTTGTAGCTATCCCTCTTGTTACCTTGGAACAACTTCTCAAAGATCTGTACATAAGGTGTCGTATAGACCTCAGTCTTTTCACCTTCGTCACCGGGTAGGAAACCAATGTCACGAGTAGGAACCACCGAACGGATGATAACCAGCTTTTTGATCTCAGGAAAGTCAGGAGACAAGACACAGTGCATCCCGAGTGAACAACCAAGGTACGTCTTACCAGTACCGGCCGAACCATTGAGTACTAGATTCTCACCTGAGTCCCAGGCCTGAATAGCATCTTGCTGCCTTGATGTCAGTGACTGAATAGCAAGTAGATCGTCGAACTTAAGCTTTGTCAGTTTACCGGTCATACTTCACCTACACCGATGTTCGGAACTGTATTTCCACGGCCCGAAGACCCTTTGATACGTTTCAACATTGACTTCCATCCGCTATCGGACTTGGAATAAATGTCACCCATTGCGCCGTCGACCAGCATAAGGGGTACGAATACTCGGTGAAAGTTTTCTGCTGCCATCTCCTCTTTGACAGTATCATACTCATCCATTTTACAGTGGATGGTGACCTGCTCTTCGGTGTCAGCATTCTCGAAGGTGTATATTGCCATTATTCAATAGTCATCCAAGTTAGTGTTAATAGTGTATGTCAAACCTATTTATACGTACGTGAACCATTCGGGTACAGATCTTTTGGTCCAGTCCATACTAAACCGTTCCTGTTTGGTCTGATAGAACTTACGATACGAACCAACGATGTCACTGTGGTCCATACATTCGGGGTTTGAGCCCATCGCGAGAGGTTGAGGGGTCTTCGGTCCGTGAGGAATGTTTACAGGCAACTTACGTAATCGGCTACGTAATAAAATGTCTGAGGCATGGATCTTACCATAGCGGTACGTGTACTCATCGCAGAGCGCACAGAAGTGTATGTAATGCCACAGATAGTTTAGATGTGTCTCACGAGACCACACCGTACAAGGATGGTTCATGTGAACTGCCTTGTAGAGTAGCTTATCGTCGGTAGGGTCTGGCATTTCCCAATGTTTGACCATAGTCTTACCGGACTTAGAACGTATACGTGACTCTGTCCCATCAAGCATGCGATGGACAGTCGAGAGCATTTGTGCAGACTCTACGATCATCTTGACTACGTGCTTGTCGCACTGCAGCTCAGCAGACTTGATGGGACACTTATCGAGGACGAATAGGTTCATACTATATTTCCATGTACGTGTCTTGCTTCGTCACGACTATGAATAGGTCTGAGTCATACTGACTGCAATACGCAAGTCCATAAACACCGTTGTGACTTCTTGGTCGTGCCTCTGCTCGGGTGTAATGAGCGTTGTATTCAGTCATGACGATGTCCTGACCGTACTCACCGAGGTAGAGTGTTGGCATTCTCTTTGAAGTTGCAGGTGCCACGTCATCTATCATCCGACGTGTTTCGAGTTCAAGCTGAGATTCACGCCAGTCATCCATCAACTCATTGAACGTATCCACACGCTCTTCATAGAGTTGAACCTCTAGCATCTCAATAGCCTCGGCGAATTCAGCCTCACTAGCCTCTGCAATAGTTTCAATAGCTTCGTCAACTGTCATATCGTTATCCTCTTTGCTTATCATATATACAGTGTACCACGCTTTGGTTCGTTTGTACACAGTTAATTTGCGGTAATGGTAAACAAAATACCCCGGCCATAGAGGCCGGGGCGAGAGTCACTTACTATGTTTTATTAACGATGCTCTCATATACAATCAATGGCCAAAGTACCAAGTTGCGTACGAGTTGATGCACTCTGCGCTCATTCTTACGATAAGCTCTCCACACAGAGTTACAAACACCCATAGCCCAATAACAAAGGGTTGCGATGCTTTCTGGCATACGATCTCCTTCTGTGCTAGACCCAAAGCGGGCATTACTATTTATAATACAACAAAGGGGCCATGATGACATAGCCCCTTCGCATTTTGTTTATTGTCTTAGGCGGTCATAAGGTAATACTCATTAAGTTCTGCCATAGCATCCTGCATATAAGAGAGTTTGTGTTTAAGTCGCTCAGCTCTTACAATATTATTTTGTTTCTCACAGCGGCGAATCTTGTATGTCAGTTCATTCATATCTCGTTCCAATCTGTTAATCTGTGCAGGTAATAATTGCATGGTACACTCCATGAGGTATAAAAAAAGAGTGTCAGGCGTATGCCTAACACTCGCGGAAGGTTAGTATGAGAGATTATATGATCGTCAATTCTCATACATATATTTATATTATTCTCGTACTCTATCGGACCTCTTGGTCATCCTTTGTACGGCCAACACCACGATATGTGGTTTCGTCAGCGGCTGCCTTACGTCGGCGCATTACAGCAACTACTAGAATAGCCAGTCCTGCAATTACTACGATAGCTTCTAACATATAACTTTCCTTTCATCTATAATATGTAATACTATTTATACACTCAACAGGGGTTATTCCCGTACTCGTCTATCTCGCATATGACCCCCGGATTTTCAGGTGGATCGGTGGGAATGTTCATAGTATCTATAGCCCAACTCCAGAGAGCAAACCCTATAAGTAGAATCCACATCATGATTCCGAATAGAAACGGGAGCCACACAGGACATGTCCATATCAAAAAGACGATTAACACAAGTCTTAACATTGCTTCTTCCTATCGAGTATGGTGATTTTCTGCCAAATCTTCCGGTTGAACCGACCAGTCAATGACTCGAATTCATTTACGCATTGTACCACCATCTCATCATCGGTGTGTTCAAGGTACGTTGCTGCGAGTTTTGAACAGCACGAGAGTAGGTCTCCACAATAATCGAGGTACCGTATCAGATCATCATCACTCATATCCATCTCGTCATCAAAGAACGGATCCTTTGTGAGTTGATGCATATCGATGACGTGTGCAAAGGATCGCAGCTCATTGATGCGATGTATAATAAAGCTACGCTTTGACTTGGCTTGCCAGTTCAAGAGAAACCATGTAGCGGCTGAGCCAAATATGAGAATGTTGATAAACGCATCAAGGTCTTGTAACTCAAAGATCATACCTGATCCATCGTTATGAATAAACAACTCGTACATCCAGTACATCACAAGAGCTAACATCGTAGACATGGCTGAACCGATTAAAAGCTGGATATACCTATTTGGTCGATCTATCACATGAAGGTCGGCAGTGTGACGTTCAGCAAACTCGATAATCGAACTAGATACCTTCGTAAGGTTTCTATCTGGAAAGTACGTATCTATCTGCCTTCCCATAAGGTGTATCGTGTTAATTACGTGATTGACCGCAAGTGTGTTATACCTCATGCCAGTAACGCAATAACGAAGAACAAAAGAACTCCTCCGACCAGAAGGACCAATCCTAAACTAATAACAGCTCCGATAGCATCGGATATGCTACAACCAGTAAAGACACATATGAGTGCTATGATGATCATAAGTTCAATCATTGTTATTGCCCCTCGCTATGATATTGCCACACGCTTAGTGCAAACGCAACACCCGAGAGCCCAACGAGTACGATCAATAAATCCATTATACTATCTCCATCATCAAGTAGGTAGCCGCAGCCATCAGTGTAATCGTCAGTGCAGTCATATCACAGAACCTCCACACTCTTCACAGTAGGCAGGTTAAACGAACGCCAGCCTGATGCTTCAAGGTCATAGACCCGTACGTTGTCACTTGGTGGCCGGACCACTTCACTTACTGTGGGTGGAGTATCCATCAAGTCAGGGTTTTGGGTACACCGCATCACACGTTCAGTACCATCAGCTTTGGTAAAGGTTACTATTACCTCACCCTGCAGTGCTTCGTTTAGTTCTTCTCGCGTGAATATATCCGTAATCATATTAGCAACCTCTCTCAGGACCAAATGCCAAAGGACCCCAGTTCTCATTACGGAACTTCATCATATCTTCTATAGTACCTTTGATGATAGCCGAGAAACGTAGAATACTTGGCGAATCAATATGCTCAATCTCAAGACCAGCACTCACTGCCATATCTGTCAACTGTCTCTTACTGATCTCATTCCAACCATTCACAACAACTTCACACTTTAGCATTTTAACATCTCCATAATCATATTGTATATACAGTGTACCACGCTTTGGTTCGTTTGTACACAGCTAATTTGCACTTTGCGCAAATTATTTTGCAATTACCCAATCGTCAGTGTACCCGACTTGAGTCAATGGCAAGACCTCATCATTACCACCACACACAAACCGACCAACGATACCAGCCAGTGGATTACCACTCTGCGAACGGTTGTCTATTACGATAACCACATCACCGGCTTGAGGCTGTTCAAGGTAGGCATGCTCATACTCACCGTCACTCATGAACTCTGGCACCCAATTGCTTGCACTGGCAGTCAAGGTATCAATGATGTCGCTGTTAGTTGTTCTGTAAACTTCAGCGGTGAATGGGCCTTTGTTGAATTCCATAATATAATCTCCTCATCAATCATTCTATATATACAGTGTATCACGCTTTGGCTTTATTGTACACAGTTAATTTGCGCATTTGTGCAAATTATTTTAGCTTTTGATATGTGACTTTGTATGAGAGTGTTTTGCCATCCCACTCGTCCGATCCATAACGTTTCAGTTTCATTGGGCCTTTGATCTGCAAGTGACCAGTGTCATGGCGTACGCCCTTTGTCTTAACAGTCTCATCATTGTATAGGCTACGAATAAACTCTTGTGCAGCACTGAACGCACGCTTACGGCCGGGATCATCAAGCAGTGCATGTGTGGTAAAGGAAGATGGCTCGAACGTAAACCGTTTCACCTTGGTTTCATACTCAGGCTTCGTGACGACTTCTACATCAATCAGGTCACGGCCATGGATCTTATCACGGTTCTCTACAAGGTTAGTCGCAAACTTCAGCATATACTCACCCTCGGCCTTCATAGCCTTGAGGGTCTTCTGTGCCATGAAGTCAAAGGCCTCATCAGCTTCACCATAGATACCACGCTCTTCATGATAACGTGCATAGTCCTCACGGTTCATAAGGACTGTCTTACGATTCACAGTGACCGGAACCTGGTATACAGCAGCAGGAGTGGCATTCATCAGCTTCTTGGCTTCTTTACGAAGGTTCACAACCTCTTGATCAAGGATCGTTGTATCTTTCTCAAGGGGCAGTTCCTTCGAACCGTTACACGTACCAGAGAAGTAACCAAACCCAGCAACCTGATACCCATGGAGGGACATACGACCTGTCTTATCATTGACGGCCTGAACCCGTAGACATGCTTGACAGTGACCTTTTTGTTTTGACATACTCATCTCCATAATCATATTGTATATACAGTATACCATAAAACAACGGCCTTGTACACAGTTAATTTGCGGTTACGAGAATGTTTTAAATATCAGCTTACGGTCGATAGTGATCGTACAAGGTTGATCAGTATCCATGTTGATTACTTTGAGGTCAGCTCTTGTAGACCCTTTAGGGTAATCAATCCCACTGACGAGGAACAGACTTCCCTCATCAGGACCATGGAACCGTACGAAGCTTCCATTTGTTATCGTAGAATCGACATCATCATCATCATCATCATCATCTCCTTCACGGAGGTCACGCATCCAGCTATTCATTTCTTCGTTGCTCATCATATTACTCCAAAAAATCAATTACGCGTTCTAAGGCATGAATATCTTCTATCAACTCATTCCAATCTTGTTGATTAAGTGCTGTCCATCCCTTCATATCTCTTTTTTTATCCATTTCATATCGATTTTCTTTACAGTTTTGAAGGGAATATTTTAGCCTTCTTAATGTGAGTTCATCTGTTGAAATTGTTTCGGTTCGATACAGTGGTGTTTCCTTTTCATCTTCTTGATCATACTGAGCTAGTCGATCGAGTGACTTTGATTGTCTTATAATTTGACGGATACGGTCATCAAACATTTGTTGAGGAATCAGGCTTACTTGCTTATCACCTTGTAATAACCACAGACCATCTTGGTCATAGTCTAAAGTATAGTCTAACGTTTCTTCACTTAACGCTTTGATTTCTTCGTTACTCATCGTATTACTCATCCTTTCCCATCACTGCCATATGATAAAAGTCGAACGTTCCATCATCAAACGCATTCTTAAATGCTATTACGTCATGTGCGTTGCCGGTGACGATCACTTCGGGGTTTAGACCAAACGTACCTGGTCCATTTGGTTCTATCAGTTCTAGCTTAAGCTTGTACCGATTCAACATGTCAAACAAATCCTGAGCACCAAGATTGTCATCGCGTATAATAAACCTCAATCTAAATTTCATCATAGGTAGACATATCCTTTATAGAAGCTTCCGTCAGACGTAGTAACGTCCATACATGCGGTGTTATCCTCATAATAGGAGATGACTTCGGCGTAGATGTCTTTGTCTGCCTCACTGATCTCCATAAGCGCAGTGACCATATCTTTATAGTCTACCTTACCAGCTGCGACCTGTTCGACCTCGCCGTTCTTTTCGATCTTGTATAGTCCCATAATGTATATCCTTCATCATTATATAAGTCCATTATAGCACAAAGGGGCCATGTTGTACATAGCCCCTTCGCATTTTTTTTCAATTTATTTTTATACTTTATAGTCGCCGATTTGACCACGGCCAATAATGGCGGCCAATACCAGACCTTGAAGGAATTTGACGTCTGGCACATCATTTGCACGTGCATAGTCTTCCACGTCTTTATCAAGGAAGGTTCCCATGAGACGATAGTCTATACCATCTTCATCGTCATCCATTTTTTCAAGGTACAGGTTGTATAGTCGATTAAGATGCCCTTGAATTGGGTCGTTGCCACCGCTACTCAGGTTACTAAAGAACTGTTTAATTGACGCAGCGAATTCGCTAAGGTCGAACTCATCAAAGAAGTCAACGATTCTATCACCTACGTCACTCAGTGCATCACGAGCGTCACCTACAAAGTCTCTAATTCGATCGACAATCCCCTCGGTAATCATCTCAGGTTCTTGTACGCTACGTACAGACTCCATGAGGAGATCCATCTTCTGTTTGTTACTTAGCATTGTAATATCCTTATACCCCGAACGGGCCACGGTCTGGCTTCTCTTCTTTTGGCGGATAGTTAAAATCGCCTGTCTTGATGCTGTATAACTGTGATTTCAGCTTTTTAAGGTCAATTCCGTACCGTTTGAACTTGTCCAGTATGAACTTTTCTTTAGCAGATCCACCTCCCGCGGCTCCAACATCGCCGATATACAAGAGATGTCTGATGGAACTTATAAATGCCTCTATCGCAAACGCAACATTAGGGTCGTTTGACAACGAGTCGTCAAAATAAACAGGCGTCATCTTGTTTTGCAAAGGCCCGCGGGCTTCGTTAATATTTTCGCTATCACTCTCAACGGCCTCAAGAGACTCCATAAGTAGATCCATCTTCTGTTTGTTACTTAGCATTACGTTATTTCCTTATACGCCGAACGGGCCACGGTCTGGCTTCTTTTCTGGCGGATAGTTAAAATCGCCTCTCTTGATCTTGAAAGCCTGTGATTGCAGCTTTTCAAGGTCAATTCCGTACCGTTTGAACTTGTCCAGTATGAACTTTCTTTTAGCAGGTCCATCATCAAGATCGTCCCGCGTGAGTTGAAAGATGGCCATCGACAATCTCTTTATTCCAAGCGCAATACGATCGTCGTTTGATAAATCGTTGGTAAAATAAACAGTCGTGTTATGCTTTTTCAAATCTTCGTTAAGGCTTTTGCTATCACTCTCAACGGCCTCGAGGGACTCCATAAGGAGATCCATCTTTTGTTTGTTACTTAACATTGCAATATCCTATGTGTCTGTGTCTGTGTCTGTTGGTTGATACGATGACTCAAGACCAGCAGCCGGTATATTCTGTAGCTGGCGACTTATTTTGTCAAGATCAATGCCAACGCTTTTGAACTCCTGATTGACCTGTTCGCCAGAATTCAAGAGCGAATATACAGCGGCCTTAAATCTTTCTGCATACTTCTGGAGATCTTTGTCAAATGAAAACAGTTGGCCACGCAATCTGCCGTCTGCGCCGCGGCGCATCTCATCGACAGACTCGAGTGACTCCATGAGGAGATCCATCTTCTGTTTGTTACTTAGCATTGTAATATCCTATATGTATCTATGGATGTATTTATACGTAATAGAATCTCAAGCTCTTCTTTCATGCAGTGACATCATCTGTTTTGCACTAATCGGACTTGGCTTAATGGATGGATCTGAACACCACCTGCGTATGAGATATGCCAGACGCTCATGATACGGATTGAGGTCCGTACGACATAAGACACCTGCCATGGACATGAACTCATGGGTTGCGAATGGGCCATTACGTAGGGTACGTAACTCACGATAGTTGTTGAGTCTCATAACCCTTGAGAGATTGATGTCCTCATTGCGCTTGCGCCAACGGGCTCGGGTGGCGTATCTTGATCTAATCATTACTTTACTCCCTTTGCAGCACGTACCTTTTCCATACGTACACGATTTGCTTTCCATTGCTCATAGGTCTTGGGCTTATTGGCAGGACCAATCTGTAGCTTAGACTTCTTGAACTCATTCAGTAGTATATCATGGTCCTCGTCACTCATGAACTCTTTGACAAGATCAAGGAGGCAGTTACGGAACGTACGTCCATGGTGCAGGTTACCAGCCATGTGTGCCATCTCATGGATGACTGTATAGAGCATCATAGCACCAGCCAGCTCAGTAGTAGAAATCTTCAGCTCACGGTCATAGTAGAACGCCTCACCTGCATACCGGTTAGACCGTGTAGGGATGACCTTAATAGGACGGTTGAAATATTGTGAACCAATCTTTGGCCTATGGCCTGCAAAGACCTCACTCTTCTGGATACGATCTACCAGGGCTTGGACGTCTTCGATTGAGTGCATACGATAGTTAGAGGTGAACTGATTCTCAGCATGGTGCTCAGCCAGATAGACTTTGGCCTTCTCAGAATCACGTGTACGGCTACCCTTGTTTTGCTTCGATGCAAAATTCAAGCAGTATGTGTTATACTCAAGATCTGATATGCTACCTTCAATACGTGTCATGTCAATCTCCATAATCATTCTGTATATACAGTATACTACGGAAACGCAGCCTTGTACACAGTTAATTTGCGTACAAGGCCACGTTTTTCATTAACTTTTCGTAATGTTTATTTTGCCCAAGTAGGTTTTTCAACTAGCTTAGGGAAAGCATCTGATACAACCTTACCAGCAATAGTACGATTGTATGGCCACTTTTGTTTCGTAAAGACCTTCATCACGAGCTCAGCATCTTTTGGGTGAATAGTCTTAAGCATGTTAAAGAACTCGTGCTCACGTTTTGCTTGTGGTAGGTTGCGGTTTCCGGGTAGACGGATAAAATTGGCAAACTTACCGTGGAGACGAACCAGTTCGGCTGGTGGTTTGTCACCCTCAAAGAACTTAGCCATACCCTCTGGTAGCTCACCATCCGGTAAGGCCATGGAATCTTGAATCCATTTGTTGAACTGGCACGCCAATAGGTCGTTGACCATGGCCTGCTCTTTTCCGCCGATATTCTGTAACGCTTCAATGCGTTCCTCACGGCTTTCCATCTGGTGGATTTCTTTTAGTATCTCGTGTAGTCTTCTCATTTTATAGGCTCATAGGTTTGAAATCTTCTAGGTGCTGCGTTAGGTTAGCACACCGACTTTTGATAAGGTAATTGAGAACACCTCCCATTGAAGGGACTTCGTAGCTCTCATACTGATTATTTATACGGCCTCGAAGATCGCTAGGGATTTCACGGAAGTCGATCAACATACGATTTTCTTCGTATCTGCGTAGGGTCTCATCGTCAAGGGTCTCGGTAGCGACTGACTCTTCGATAAACTTAGCCGTGATAGACTTCTGACGTCCACCTTCGGTCATAAAGAAGTCAGAAGGACTCTTGACATTTGGAATACCATCTTTTGCCTGACCACGTACGATGGCCTCATGTAACCATTCTTCAGGGTTACCTTTGACGGCCTTCTTAGTAATGGTCGACCATTGCTTAACGTTCGGGTAGCGTTGTAGCTGGATATAGTCTTTATCGGCTGCGATGATCATGACCGGCTCATGCTTACCGAACTCCTGGGTACGCATCGCCATCGTAGCAATACAATCATCACCCTCTGCACCTTCAAGGTGAAGGACCCGGTATGGCATGAAGTTCTTGATCTCATCTGTAATGACATTGAGAGTTTCAAAGATCGTGCCCCAATCCATACTGCTCTCTTGACGTTTCTTCTTACGTGCAGCTTTATAGTATTCGAATGCATCTCTACGCCAAGAAGAGTGGTCCATGCACAGAACCATCTCACCGTACTTGTCACGGTACTTTTTATTATGAGTCCTCAGACTATTGAGGATCATATGGCGAAGAAGGTTCTCATCGACGCCCTGGCGGCTTGCGACGACCGTCCCAATTGATATTGCGCTAAAGTCTACTAGTATCATAGTGTTTCCTTGTTTTCACTTATAATACCATTATATACTAAAAAGGCCGAGATGTACACACCCCGGCCTCTTTTATTTTGATATAGTTTGACTTACGTCAGACCAGAGATGTTCACCGTCTGAATGTCATTCGATACCATCGATATCATGTTCAGCGGCGTTTGGTTTTGAGTTGCAGCATAAACTTGATTTCGACATGGTTACGCAACACGCTCTGCGGTTATTACGTTGTCATTAGAGTCATACGTGTATGTCACATGAGCGATAAGAGTACCGGAAGCTTGTTCACCGCCACGATAGTAGTGAACATCAGTTAGATTGCTGGCTGAAGTACCACCGCCAGTTCCGTAAGTATAGGCTACATAATCATGGGGACCGACACCAAAACCAGTTTCTCGGCTATTGGCAACTCGGTGCGCTTTGTTGTTAAAGGCCATTATTATTCCTCAAGGTTGTAGTGAATCTCAATGACTATTTATACTATTTGGGTTTTAGGCTATACTAAAGCCCTCCGGTGCCGCCCAATGGCTTCAGCAGGAAAGTTCGGGTACTGAGTGTGTCCGATGTCGTCCAAACCACGGTTGTCGAGCGTGGCGTCAATACGATCGAGCCGATTGAATATTGTCTTAGACCGTTCTTCGCACATTGCTTCGTGGGCCACTATCCGCTGTAGAGCTTGTTCTGTTGTATCTGAGTTTTCATTTGTACAAACCCTCAAAGTTATTGGCCAACAACGCCGTAAGTTTTTTTATAAACAAGGCCGCTGTCTTCCTCGGTTTCTCCAGTAAGGCCTTCGTTCTGTGACCAATGAGAATTGATGAAGTTGTCTAGCTTTGTCAGCTCGTGGTACGTGACAAAGGATACCTCGGTAATCCCGTTGTCCCGCCTCCATTTCATGTCTGCTTGTTTGAAATCCGGGTCATAAACCCAAGCCCTGGAATCGTTAGGGTCTTTGCCAATGACGCCGTCAGTTAAAAGAAGGCGAGGGCCATCAATAATTACGCGGAACGCTGCGAGTATGAAACCATACGGCTGCTCGCTCGATACTGTTTCCGGTATCCGCCAGATAAATAATCTGCTTGTAACGGCTGGAGCAAACACTTCGTTAGAAGCAGTTTCGTGCATATACGTATAGTACCAAGCCGCTGCTTCTTCCGGCGTGTTGTGACTCTCAGGCCACGGGTATTGATCCCCGGTCTTCTCGTATGAGTCTAAGACAAGTTTGGTGAACTGGTCTTGGGGGACGCTGTCTACCTCAATTCTTTCAATGTTAAACTGCAGTGCCATGAGCCATCCTTAAACCGTGAAGTCCACTTCTCTATCGGCGCCGACATTAGAGCTCCAATGGGTTGCGACGTTATAGATATAGCCGGAGGCAGAGTTCGTGGTCCAAGCATATTCAGTGTAGTTACCACCACTGATGTAGTTTGCCCCCGCCGCAGATCTGTTAAGCGTTTCAGTTCCAGACGTCTCAATGTCCACGGATGTGAACGGGTGACTTGAAGTAGTGTCCCCGGTAAAACGTATCTTCACAGACCAGGTGCTAACCTTGCCGGTCACGATCGTGACAAACACAGAGTGAATGGTGTCACCGTCCAAATCATCGTCGTCGATGCTGCCGTAACTACCCGACACGTATCCATCATTAGTACCACCATCGGTCCCGATAGTCACTGTTTTCAGGGTTGAACCCGCAGCTGCACCGTAGAAATCGTCTAAGCTGATCGCCCCGGAGGTTGGCACTCCCGAGTTCGTGGCCGTATCTGGCACAAGGCCTCCGCCCCGATAGTACTCAGACAAATTGATGGGGTTAGATCCACCAAACTCTGTTTGTATCTGGGCGAGCGTGATAGCTCCGCTACTCTGTAAGGGCACGGACCGTCTCCTTTTGTTGTATCACTTTCATGCTATGCCTTTATCTTTATTTATATATTATATAAGATCATACTCTGCTTGAAAGGAAGTATTAAAGTCATTTGCCATTACTTTTGATACGGCGTTTGTCTCTGCATCAAAGCACTTCTGCACATGCTCATGTACTAATCTCGCCCATCCAATAATTTCATCGTTCGTAGTCATTCGATAAGCTGTTGTCGACTCACCAGCTACTAACTTCTGGCATTTCCAGTACCCAGATGTCGTCCTAATGTTATTATTGATAGCAGAAACAGTAGAATTCAAACGCTGCTGACTATCCAAATCAGTTGCAATATGCCATACAACATTATCTGAATCTGCCCAATTGATACCACTAGTTTCTTTATCATAGCGATCTGAAGCGATACTGTCAATCATATTGAGCGTAGACACCTCAGTAGGCAGATCAATAGCTGTCCAAACTTGAGTCCACGTACCATCAACATTGACAACGCTATCCATTAATCGTTGAGTTAGATTATTATAAGCTGGTAGTGCAGTTTTATAAACTTTATATACACCGTATTCTGCGCATATTTCCTCTGATACATTCTGAGGAAAAGATACGTTGGGGTTATCAGTTCGTAACCTACTAATAGAATAGTTTTCAGGTTCGTTGTTTTCGTTTAGTTTGATATATTCCATTTTATCCTCTATAATGTAAAGCCTGCAGCGGCCGGTTGAACGGGTCCAGTAGGTTTGAATAAGAAGGTTCGGACACTTAGAGAATCACTTGTAGACCATGTTATGGCCGATGGAGATTCTGTTCCAGCAGAAACGCCCGTTTTGTAGAATACAGCCTGTGCAGACCCCTGCCTATTTCCCGTACCACCTTGTACTAAGGCAGTTGTGTACCCTGTAGGAGCTGTTGAAATTGTAGAAGTAGGGTCATCATCAATCATGGCAAAAACTACTACGATCGAATTGTCAGTTGTCACCGTAATACTTTGCGGCGTTATTGTTGATCCACTTGTGGATGTCCCAGAGGACGCACTTTCATATTCTACACCACGAAAAGCACAAGCAGAGAGAGAGTCAACGACCCTGTTCAAAGAAACACCAGTATCTGGTGTAGCACCCATTGTTTTTGCATAATGCCTATCGACGACACCACCACTACCAACGGTCCCGAGATAAGTCCAACCAGATGAACTAATACTATGGCCATCATTGTCGTCTGTAGATAAGACTAGTACTACATCATCTTGAGTTAGTCCTGTAATACTGGAAAGACTAACGGTACTTACGGCACCACCAGACACCGACCCAACGAAACTCGGTGAAGTAACAGCAATGCCTATTGCAAACCCCGCTGCTTGGGTCGGACCCGAAGAGCCAAACGAAGATATATCAAGAGATGTTGATTCTGCCCAGTATCTAATTTCATCAATCGTTCCACTAAAACTAGTAGTATACCCTAAGGCCGCGACAGTAGAGGATACTTGCCCATAACCCTTCGAATTTGATCTGTATGAATAATCACCAAAGGTAGATACGGTGGTCGCGGTGTCTGAGCCTAAATTGACAAGTGAATTACTGGACCCTTGGCCGCCTGGTTGAACATAAGCTGTTAGGGTTCGAGCAGAGTGATCGACTGTAAAATAATACGTAGCGTCAGAACCAGTGTAGGAAGAAATGTTAGCCTCAACACCAGCACCATTAGAGTCACCTGGAAAAGCTGGATATCCTTGATATGCTCTAACTCGTAATGTTCCGGAATCTACCCCTACTGCAAGCCCAACAGCATCACCACCGAGATCTAATATGATACCTGTATCTGTGCTGGAAATGTTAGCATCTATAGCAATAAGCACATCAACCGAATTATCAACGCCTGTCCCTGTGGAAGGGAAGCTAGTTATAGTATAATCTGGCGTACCGTAGTTAGCTTCGTAGTCGTTAGGGATAACAAAATTTTGGCGGAGAAGCGTTTGTATATGTTGATTAAGCACTTACGTAACTCCCATATAGATTGGAGCCTACCTTCCATAGTTGAAATACATTGTATCCAGATGTTGCAAGTGTAGGGGCTACTCCACCTGGCCAATACATCGTTGGCCATGTAACAGTGTATGCTGAGCCATCGTCAATCATAAGGGTGACATACTCACCGTCTACAAGGTTTTCAGTAAAGGTCGTATTTCCTGTCAGTGTCTTGTATTGGATTGTTCCATTGTCTGGATCAATTGCAGTTCCGGTTAAGTTATAGACCTTCTCATTAATTGATCCATTGATAGACAAAGTACTGTTGGGCGAAGAAGTTCCGATGCCTAGTCTTCCGGCTTGCGTGAACACGAAACGGTCTGTAGCTGTACCACTAACGTCGCGGATTTTTAGATCACCGTTGACCAGATCAAAGTAGTTAATGTTACTTGCATGGTACATCCGCAGGTCGTTACTGGTTCCAAGTTGAAGTTGGTGTCCATCCTGAAACTCAAGGCCAGCGCTTGGCGTCCATTGGATTCTTACAGCGTTACTGGCTGCGCCATCCCGCCAACGCCAAGTGCCAGAGTCCAAAGTCATATAAGCGTCTGTACTGTCAAACTGCCACTTCCAGTCGGCTCCAGTACCAAACTGAAGGACCTTAGTATCTGGCATGTTAAAGGCGGCGTTTGACGTAAGCAGGTTCTCTTCTATCTTGAAATAGGTGGTTATTCCGGCCGAAACACCGCTTGTCAGGCCAGACCCGACTTGAAACTGCATAGATACGCCAGTAGTAAGATCTGTATTAACGTGAATGCGGCCAGCGTTACCGGTCTGTTCGGGCGTCATCGACCTGTGGTTAAACGTTACGTTCGCATTACCACCACCGTCATTATTAGTAATTGATACACCGCCACTGCCAAGGCCGGCAGTAAAATGCCCTGTAGTGGCATATGTTCCCGTACCGCTGGTCTTATCGGTAAGGTCGTCAAATGCGACGGTACCGCCACTACCGGCTGTTGTTTGCGTAGTGCCGTCGGGAAACTTGACACCGCCCGAGGTGGATTCAATCACCCCAGCGACGGTTAACGGTGATCCCGGAGAGTCTGTGCCGATGCCAACATCGCCATCACCCTTAATCACGACCGCAGCGTTGTTTCCGGAACCTGGCTCAATCTTAAATGGCGTAGTAGCATTTACCACATCGTATATTGTATAGCTACTATCGCCCGCATTAACACCGACATTGTACTTGTTTGAACCGGCAATCTGATATTGCATCCGCGCATTACCGCTACCGTTATTATTGATCACCAGCGCATTGTTATTATCTGATTGGACAATTACTACACCTGACGTACCAGGAAGAAGGTTAACCCGGCTAATAATACCTGTTCCGTTTTGACCAACGTTAATATAACCACTTGAGTCCTTAGAAATAAGTGTGCGAATATAGTCGCCAGTATCAAAGGCGATTTCGCCAGTATCTGGTAACATAATCGACGCAGTTTTGTTTGCGTCAATGCCGCTATCAAAGTCAGAACTAGTTTCGACACGCAATCCACCTGCGACATGAAGATCAACATCCGGTGTCGTTGTGCCAACCCCGAGTTTACCCTGTGGGGTCAATCGCATTAGTTCGGCCGCGTCATCACCAAAGGTAATAAGGTCACCATCCGTATCGCTGCTATGGCCAAATTGAATATATCCCATCTCGCTCGAATCGACACGCCGACCGATACGCATTCCTGCGGTTTCCCAGTTAGTACCAGTCGATAGACGCTCGTGGCTAAAGACGATACGATCAGCGTTACCCGATGTTGTATTTGATTGATCCCGTATAATCACCAAGTCTTCAGCATCGCCGGCCGTGCCACCAAGACCCGGGCCCTGAACGTGAAGCAATGTCTCTGGTGATGAGGACCCGATACCGACTTTTTGATCGTCGTTGTGGATCGTAAACCAACGGACGCCGCCCTTCATTCCAGCGAATTGATGTATATTGCTTCCTACTCTCTCAAACTCAAACAAGTGGCCACCGCCGGTACCTGAGTCAGTAAGAGCCTGAAACCTTAGTAGGTTTGTGCCACCGGCTGAGATGTTCCACTGCTTCGCATCACTGGCCGCGTTCGTGTCTTCAAGTCGAATGACAGGATTGCCGGATGCAACGTGGAGATCAACATCCGGAGAGTCTGTACCGATACCCAGTCTTCCGGCTTGGGTGAACACAAACCGGTCTTCAGCTGTTCCGCTGACGTCGCGGACCTTCAGGTCCCCGTTAACCAGATCAAAGTAGTTGGTATCGCTTGAATGGTACATTCGCAGGTCGTTACTGGTTCCAAGTTGAAGTTGGTGTCCATCCTGAAACTCAAGACCATCACTTGGTGTCCATCGGATTCTATCAGCGTTGCCATTTGCACCGTCTCGCCAGCGCCAAGCACCAGAATCCAAATCCATATAAGCGTCGGTGCCGTTGTATTGGAACGCCCAGTCACCACCAGTTCCGAACTGAAGGTTCCGACTGTCGTACATCCGCATGTTGGAACCCGCCTGACGCATAACGGTTGTACCATTATCTTGAAAGTATACATCACCCGCTATAGCGTTAAATATCGTTCCGCCGATATATCGCATCGAGAAGTCATTGCCAGTGCCGAGGTACAAGTTCGCGCTATCAACGAAAGTCACGTCACCTGACAGAGTACCACCTGCCAATAATAGGTTATTGCCTGTTAGCTGTACTTCAGTACCGGCCTCATCAGTATGATAAAGCTGGTCGGTCTTAAAGTAAAGGCGAAGAAAGTCTGAACTATCAGAAGCTCGTGGATTGACCCCAGATCCCACATTAGGGAGCTGGAGTCCAGAGGCAAACCTATCAAATGACATGTGTTATTACGTACCCATGATTATGCACTTGAGACCCGTAAGGGAAACGAGTGAGGTGATTGTGAGTGAGTTGGTATTGACCGAGTCAACATCAACACTGACCGAAGAACCACTTGAGTCACATACGCGGATCGTAAAGAAGTCCTTGTCAGTAAGAGCAAGGTTGTGCGTGATCGTAGCAGCAACATTAGCAGTTACGCTAAATGAGGAGTTAGTATAGATCTTCGCTTCTGTACGACTATGCAATTCGTTGACAGCACCCGCGAGAGTTGTCGCAGTCGTGTCAAGTGAAGTGCCGGTACCTGTAAACGTTTCAAGTGAAGTAATGTCAGATGTGTTAGTTGAAATGTTACCGGTGTTCGTCGAAATGTTACCAGTGTTTGTCGAGATATTCGACGTATTGGTATTTATCTCACCGTGAAGTTCATTAACACCAGCCGCAAGATCAGTTGCTGTCGTATTAAGTGAAGTACCAGAACCGGTAAAGGTTTCCAGTGATGTAATGTCACTCGCGTTCGTCGAGATGTTTGACTGAGCAGTCGAGATATCACTTGCGTTAGTTGAAATGTTACCCGTGTTTGTCGAGATGTTTGATGCGTTAGTGTTAATCTCACCGTGTAGTTCGTTAACCGCATCAGCCAGTGAAGTAGCTGTGGTATCAAGACCTGTACCAACGTCCGTAAACGTCTCGAGCGCGGTAATGTCACTTGCATTGGTAGAGATGTTTGATGTGTTAGTACTGATGTTACCAGCATTCGTCGAGATATTTGACGTGTTAGTACTGATATTACCTGCATTGGTAGAGATATTCGACGCGTTTGTTCCAATCTCACCATGCAGTTCATTGATACCAGCAGCAAGATCAGTTGCGGTTGTATCAAGTGATGTCCCGGTACCTGTAAATGTCTCAAGTGAAGTAATATCACTTGCATTAGTTGAGATGTTACCGGCATTGGTAGAGATGTTTGACGTGTTAGTTGAAATGTCAGTAAGAACATCGGTCAAAGATGCTGGTGTTACTGCGAGAGCTGTGGCTGAACCGGCGTTGGTTTCAGCAGTGGTCGCCAGTTCTACTTGACCTTTCTTAGAGGTCGTAGCATCTTCAATGTTACGTTGAATAACCGTAGCTTCTGTGGTTGAAGTAAAGAGAACCATGTCTCCGACTTCAACAACTGCACTAGGTGTGAAAGTAACACCGGTTTTACTCAGCGTACCAGCAGTATCCACCACATATTGATAACCTTGTACAGCTTCAACTGCGGCGGTATTGTCGTTAGTGGGGTTAATGACGCCTTTGAAGATAAGATCTCCAGTTACGTCCGCAGAGACCCTATTAAAAGAACTTCCGTCCCAGAGATACATCTCCGAATCGTCAGTGTCATAGATGACCAAGCCCTTGTTGCCAGTCCCAAGGCTGCCAGCTAGCGTAGATCTCTCTGCGTTAGTGACGTTCTTAAAGCGTGCATCGACGAGCTGACCAACTTTAACAAGATCTATGTCATGATAGAATTGTTTTTCAGCCATTTAGTTTTCCTCTTGGTGTTGTTAAGCTGTACATAGATTAATAGTGGATGACATGCAGGGTCTTTCCTGTCATGTCAATATTTGAAGTTATTACAAGATCAGTACTATTTATCTGTGCACCAATCTCAACAATATCACCAGTGGTATCGTCGCTTATGTAATGATTTACGTAATTACCAATACCCTCAACCGAGAAGTTAACCGTCAACACTGTACCTGAAAGAGCAAACGTATTAGTAGGAGCCGCGGTTGAATATAACAAACGTAGTGTGTGACCAGTTAGGTCAATATTTGAAGTAAGGTCAACACCTGTACTCGTAATAGTAAGAGGTATTGAAACTACTTCATTAGTAGTATCGTTGACCACATAGTGTGATACGTACGAAAATTGATCTGTAACAGGATTTGCGGCATACGCTGTTCCGGACAGTGAGAACTCAGATGTCTGAATAAGACCACCAGTAACACTGGTACTACCACCGCCGGTACTACCACCGCCGGTAATATCATGACGGTCAAGTAGACTTTGAAACGTTTCGGTCTGGTACTTTTTAGCATCAGTATCAAATACCAGAAGCGAGTCGTCATCAATGTCACTGAGTCGTTTACGCTGAACATCATCATTGTCCATAATACGTACCGAGCCACCGGACGAAGACATGCCGCTTCCTGGAGCTCTTACGTTTCTTAGTGCCGCTTCTATATTAGCTCGCTGAGTCTCATAGTCCTTAAGTAATTTGGCTTCGAGCTCTTCGCGTATTTTTTCGATGAGTGGATCAACGTTCGGTGTTTCACCATCCTTACCGTCTTTACCATCCTGACCTGCAGGTCCTTGAGGTCCCATCGGACCAATTGGACCTGTCTCACCCTGGATACCCTGCTCACCAATAAGACCCGCTTTACCGCGTTGCCCGCGTTGGCCACGAGGTCCTTCTGGACCGGGATTGCCCTGTGGTCCTTGTTCACCTATAAGACCTGGTTCACCCGGTAGGCCTTGGATACCCTGCTCACCGATAAGACCGGGAGGACCCTGTTCACCTTGCGGTCCTTGAAGCCCCTCGCGAGTAATATCGGTTATACCATCTGACTCAACGAGATACCACTTGAGGTCGTTACCAAAAAACATAGTACCTTCAGGTAGCATCTCACCTTGAACCGGATCAATGCCACGGAGGTACGTATTGCTCGTTTTGTTTAGGACTTGAACCTGTTCACGAATAAACTCATTGCGTGCTTCAGAAGCCTCAAGGAGTGCTGCCTGTTTCTGGCGTTCCCTGGCATCCTCAAGCGCAATGCGTCTTGCCTCGGATAGATCAATCTTTTTCATTACCAGAGTCTCTTTTGAGCTGGCGTTAAGAACTGCCAAAGCTCAGGATCAATTCCTTCAGGTATTACTTCCTCAATTTTGGTTTCTTCGTGTATCGGAAACGACTCGCTATGAACCTCTCCTCTGACAATAATCTTTTCCTCAAATACCTTTGACATATTAATGTCTTCTACATTAATCGACGAGGTGAGGTATATAATAGAATCGAATTCGGTACCATCCATACTATAGGCATCGGTACATTCGTTGAGAAATTTATATTCTTTTAGTTGAAGACCAATACCGTATTCAGTTTGTACCAGTCCGGTTGTAGAGACACTTAAGGTTTCTTTATTTGGACGATACTGGTGCCAGTCACACGGGCCTTCGGTTGACTTAATCGGAAGATAGAATTGCTCATAACAATCCGTGATACCACATTTGCGTGCGTACTCACGAAGTGTGTTTGAACAATTCTTACTCACTGGTCGGTATACCGAAAGTGGTGAGTCTTTTCTAAATATGGTTGCCATTACAATATATCCTTAAATCTGGAAATCTCGGTAGATTGTATTTCCATCGCGGTATGCTCAACAAGCGTCTGAGACCTCGGAACATAGTGATCTTTGAATTGAACTTTATCACGGTTAAACGGATTCAGCCGTTGAAGTACACCAAATTTTTTATCGTCGCGGTATCGGTCTTTACGTGACAGTGAAGCAAGGGAAGCAAGTTCGCGGGATGATACGTCACGCACGGTCTTAACGTCAAAAGAACGCCAAGCTTTCTTGACTAGATCGAAGACCGGTATAACTGTTGGTGGACCTTTATACTCGTTACCAGCGGCGAGAGCTGCAGCACCGGCGACCTTCTCAATTATTTCAGGGTTACGAGTACAGACCATGTGGCGCTGTCGGCCATTGGTCTTTTTAATAAAGTTTATAATAACAACTCCACGGAGGTCACGATGAAAGTCATCAAGTGACTTGTTTACCTCCATGATAAGATGGAGCGGAGTCCTGGTGTTGTGTTCAATTAATTCGATAATCATAATGGCCTCGTCTGAGAATCAGACCATACGGTCTATTGCTCTTTTAGTTCATTTAGTTATATTTATACGCTTACGTATTCTGACATATCACTTAAAGATGTTTGGAATGGATCTTAGCCGAAATAAATTCGTTATAGTATTCGTCAGAGAATAAGACCTCACGGTCTACTTGTTCTTTGAGTTCGTAGTAACTCATCTCACCTTTCTTAGCACATAAGCGAAGTATCTCACGCTTGTACTTTTCAGAGCCATTGCTTTCAACAGCTTCCTTTAGCGAGACTGACGATCCATGATAGTCACGCCAGTCAGAGTCTACATATACCCTCTTTCGTTTCTTCGTACCATTCTTCAGCTTGACCATACGGTACGCTGGCTTATGGAACAGTTTTTTCCCCACATACTTCTTGTTAGTAGCAAGCTCGGTAATTAGATAGACAAACCCAACATAGTCTTTCTTGTCAGGTGTCTCATTGAATTCGTTATCTTGGTATAGCCACGTCATGTGACTATTTATATGTTACCCGATAAGTTCCTTTAGTTGGTCAAATCCTCCTACGTATACCCCATCAGTGGTTTCAATCTGTGGAAATGTTTTGGCTTGTGGGAACCGTTCAAACAGTTCGTCACGGGTAAAGTCAGTCTCGTACTTCAGTTCCTCGTATAAGATACCCTTCTGTTCGAGTAACTGTTTAGACATCGTACAAAACTTACAATTGACCTTTGAATAGATTCGATACATTTTCTCTCCTTGCTATATTATAATTTTATTATACACCATATCGGTACTGATGTACACAGTTTATAGCTTAAAGTCTGAAAGAATATCAAGGTTATCTGCTTCGA